ATTTTTGGTATACTGTAACTACATATATCATTAGTTATGTTTGGGAATTTTTTGTTGTAGATACTCTTCTTGTGTAAGTATCGGAGCGACCATTCTACTTTGAAGCTGTTGTCTAGACAAATATAGATTTTTTAAATCACTATTCTCGTAACCAAATGGTTGTGATTGATCTAAACATGATGTATATAAAAATGGTGTATTAGATGATCCTGATTCCATGCTTATAGATGGACAATAACAACTATTATCACACGCATCTAATGAGTTGGCTTTTATAATCGAATCAGCATTATTGACTAAAAATTGGCGATATTGCCAATTTGTCTTAATATTATTCTCGTTTCTAATTTGTTGGTTAATAGTAGCACCAGGTTGCCACTTTGTAAAATTTCTACCATCCATCATTATCGGTGGAAAATCAAAATGAATATTATTTGATCCGGAATAGCATGTTCCCCAGCTCATGTATATACTCTATATAGAAAAACTATTTGTCTGTATTCTCTAATAACTTAATGAGATCCTTTTTTGATGACTTATCGCCCTTTTGTATTAGATGTCGATCTATTGCCATCTGTCTTAATGCTTGTACATTCAATGATTTAATATCAATAGATAGGTTAGTGATATGCTTTGTATCATTCATTGTAGCGCCATTCTTCATGTTGTTATTATTTACGGATGGTTCTTCATGTAAAGGCTCTAACTCCACTACAGATGTATCCATATCATCATCTGAATCAGTAACGTCGTCATCAGATATATCAATGTTTATATTTTTCAATTCTTCTAAATCATGATCTTGTAATTGAATTACTTTAATGCTTACATCTTCTATGGTTGAATTTGAATGGGGTAGAGTGCTGATATCTGGGTGAAGACCTAGATGAGTATGCTCTGGATAAATAGCGGCGTGTTTGTTCGATGTACTTTCGCTATCATCATCGCTATCTTCATCGCTATCATCCTCGCTATCATCCTCGCTATCTTCATCATCATTATCATCATCCGATACATCAATTAATTCATTGTTTGAATCACGCACATCAGTAAATTCATGGTGTGCTTTAATATTAGAATTAGAGTGAATTGCTGTATAAGGCGACGACCCATGTAATATTGTATTACGAGACATTTCCATATTCGAAATAAATGCCTGTAAAATTCTCGCTTGTTCCATTTGAGCCTTTTCTAGCAGCATAGTAGTTCTTTTAAAATAAAAAAACAATAGAGATACTAATAGAAACACTACTCCTAAACATAGCAACGTACTTGGACTAGCTAATGTATCAAACATTATTAAATAATTAGTATATTTAATTATGTTAAAAATGAACGGATTGATTACATATTTGTCATGACCGTGTTCGCAATATTTAATATATATGATGGGTATTCTAAATCATATAATACTTTCAGACCACCCTTTATAGTTGAAACACCCGCATTTAAAATATATGTGTAGTTAAAATTAAAATTGTCTACCTTAGATACCTCCATATGAGAATTCGTTACCTCTTTATCTAACAGTTTACATATATCCAACAGGTGTGTTGTTAATACGAAATCTACATTCTTTCTCTCATTTAAATATTTAATGAACCCATATGAACTAGCGCATGCCTCGGATGGATTTGTACCAGAAAATAATTCATCAAAGATACAAAAGTGTGTAGTATTGTCTTGGACACTATCCATGATTTCCTTACATCTGCGTGCTTCAGCTTGAAATAAACTGTCTCTTCCAGACGTATCTGGAATATTCAAGTAACAATGTAACTTATTGTATGGACGTATAGTCGCACTAGAATAAAACCCATAACCATACAATTGAGAGAAAAACAGGTTAAACAAAATTGTTTTTAGTATAGTCGTTTTACCAGATGCGTTTGGCCCAGTAATAATAATATTCTTATCTACGTGAATATCATTTTGAATTGTGACGATGCCCAACAAAGACGGATTAAATGCTCCAATCATTTTGGTTTTCTTACCGAATTTACATTTGTTAATTATTTTCTCTCGTTTTAGTGAAACTAGACCATTCATGTGTTCCATGTACGAATTGAATCCGATGCTATATTCTAATATATTGCGAATATTATGGTTAACATGGAACTCGTAGAATTGTTTCATAACATATCCTATTTCATTTACCTTTCGTGTAATCGGGTTCAATTTAAACTCAGTAATGTTATTTAATTCGTCGCGAAGCTTGACACAATACATTTTATTGTGTGTTACCGTTTGTAAAAATGTTTTAAATGTGTCATATTTCGACATATTTTGTTCGGCCATGCTCATGTTTTCAATAGTTATTCCAAGATAATCTCTCAGTAAAAACAAATCGTCGTGAATAGACTTAAAATTATTGTAGAATCGGAAGCAAACTAGTGTATTCTGGTAAATAGAAAACAAATAGAACGCAACCGAAACAATCGCATATATACGTTTCTCCCATGAGATATCACCAATTATATTAAATATATTTCCTAGCGCATGTTTTGAAAATATTTTAGTTAACACTTCATAATAGCTATGTATAGTAATATCTATACCATTAAATTTTAACATAAAAAAAGGAACCGTCAATAAAATAATCGGTAAAATTAAACTTAATATTGGACTTATTAAATTGTAAATACTTAATAGCTGTAAAAACGGCGCTGAATGGTTTAAAAATTTGAAAAACTCTACATCTACGTAATAATACCTATCTATGAATTTTTCATCCGTTTTTATAGTATTCCATAACTCATAAAACTTATCGTATGTATGTACTTTATTCGATATATGCTTATCTTCTTTCCAGTGGTGTAGAACCTTTTGTGCTTGTTTTAAATACGATCGGTTGTTTGTAAAATATTCACATTGTTTATGTAAATTTAATACTCCGATTTTTGATTTCGGTTTAAATATCCTATTTAATATCGAATTTCTCTCTTCATTACATTCATTTACCTCTAGTAACTCGAGGTCTCTCGTAATGTTTTCATCCAACCGTTCCTTACTTTCTAAATAATATATCGGTAGTTCAAACTTAGAAACCATCTAAATAGTAAAATTATTTTTTAACTTTATTATTTACGAATATTTGTTACATTTCCAAAGGTGTGTATACTATTTTACCCATATATCGCCTTACATCGTCGCGAATTGAGCCGGCAACTCGACTATTTGTGTATTATAATATTGCTCTATTTCTCTCATCTTACGGATATCTCTAGAAGTTACGAAATTAATACCCATTCCTTTTCTTCCCCATCGCCCCGAACGTCCGATTCTATGAATATACGTGTGAATATCCTTTGGAATATCAAAATTCACTACCGTACTCACTTGTTGGACATCAATACCTCTGGCTGTAACATTCGAGGAAATCAATACTCTAGATGCGCCACTTGTAAAATCCGTATATGCTTTCATTCTCTCGTCTTTCTCCATTCCGCTATGAATACATGATACTGGAAATCCATCAATTGATAATGCTTCGCCTAAGCTCATGACACGTTTAATGCTATTACAGTAAATAATACATTGACTAAGTGTTAACCGATGAAATAGATCTTTCAGAGCTCTGTATTTTTGAGTATCATCTTCTATGGCAACATAATATTGTAATATACCCTCGAGTGTAATGCTCTCCGTTTTTACTAAGATCTTAACAGGATCTCTCATAAATTTTTCGGTCAGAACTTGAATATCAGGTGGAAGAGTAGCACTAAACAACGCGACCCTAACGTCATTTCCTAGGAACTGGAATATATTGTATACTTGCTCTTTAAAACCGGACGATAACATTTCATCCGCTTCATCTAATATTATCAATCGCAACGACTTGACATTAATCTTTTTACGGCGAATCATATCATATACTCGTCCAGGTGTTCCTACTAGTATTTGTGGAACTTGAGTATTGTCCACCATATCCTCCGAAGTCGGTACACCTCCAATCATTAACTTACTCTTAAATTTATTTATAAATGTACCTAGGCTAGTTACCACTTTATGTATTTGAATCGCCAATTCTCGTGTAGGAGCCAGAATTAGCACTTGAATTTCATTTACGTTTTCGTCAATACATTGTATGGCCGAAATAGTAAATGCGCCGGTTTTTCCTGTACCTGACTGGGCTTGCGCAATCACATCACGACCTTGAACAATCGGTAATATCGCACGTTTCTGAATGGGACTTGGACTCTCAAATCCATAACTATATATACCTCTTAATAAATCTTCTTTCATATTTATATCATTCCAGCTTGTTATTTCGGTAGAATTCATAACATAAATATATTTTATTGTTTAAGTCTATTCGTCTATTATTGTTTGACACGATATATCTTATAATATGTGGAAAAATTGATATAAAAATATTCATTTTTATGACTATATACTTATAATCATGGAAGCGTACGTTTATACTCTTCGTCAAATTGAAGCCATTGAATGGAGTTTACATGACGCGATGCCTATTCAGCAAAGTACATTAGATTTAATTAAGATGCTAAGTGATCAAGTCGGTTCACCTGACTATGTTAAAACACCCACATTTTCAAATAATGACAAAACAATTACAAAAAAAAAGAAACGTCATCAAGATGACATCACCTCCGATGATTGGGAGAATGTTCGTAATTTCAAGAAAACAGATATCGCCCAAAAAGAAGGTATTGAAAAGGAAATTGATAATATTCGCCTATTAATTAATAAACTTACTGAAAAAACGTATGAAAAACTAATTGTTACTATTATGGATACCATCGACAATATGTTAGAAGAGGGACTATATGATAATAACTCGTTGAATATTATCGGTCATGCCATCTTTAACATGGCAACAAACAATAAGTTCAATAGTATTATCTACGCAAGGTTATGTAATGTATTAATGATTAAATATGATTTCATGTTGGCAATTATAGAAAATAATATCAGCGAATTTATGAAATTATTCGAAAATATGGAATTTGTAACACCTGAACAAGACTATGATAAATTTTGCGAGATAAATATGTTGAATGAGAAGAGACGTTCCATGAGTCTATTTCTTTGTAATCTTTACAAAAATAATGTTATTACATTGGATAATATTGTACTAAATATTAATAATATACAGCAGCGTATTATAGATGTAATGAATGATGAAAATTGTAAAATGGAAGTAGAGGAATTAAGTGAGAACTTGTTTATATTAGTTACAAATATTGAATTCCAAACGTTACATGCGCATGATAAATGGTCAAGCATATACGAAAAAATATGCCTAATTAAGGGTTCTAATATACAAGTGTCAAAAGGCATATCACACAAGTCAAAGTTTAAGCATATGGATATTATTGATAAATGTAAGTAAACCCAATATACTCATCACATACAAATTTAGCCGTAAATCGCAAAATATTTAATTTGTTTTTTTTGAATTAAATATTTATTGTTTTAATACAATATAATGGTTCATTCGATTTTAAATACTAATGTGAATTATCCTGAAATGAAAAAACTAGATCCTGACGATAAAAATTATGACGCGTCCATGTATGAAATAACTGTATCTAGTATAGATATTATTATTGCGTTAGGACAGGCGAAGTATTCTTTTATTGAAAATGACATTATATATTATCCAATCTACTTGGTCAAAGATGACAAAGTGAATACACAGATTGGTGTATATGAAATATTAGCATCTCAATTACCGTCTATTGTGGATGAGGATGGAGATATTGAGTTGGATAAAATTGACTCGCCGTTATTATATAAGTTTGCTAGCATTGACCTATTAAAAACAGCTGCCGTTAGACCATCATCTGTGACCAAACAACCTACGACTGGTGAAGAAACCGAAGGTAAAGAAGACGACGATAAAGAAGTAGAAGAAGATACAGATACTACTACGGATATAGGTGACCAGACAGAACAAACGGATGAAATGCTACCCGAACAAACGGAAGCGCAGTCCAAGAAAGAGATGGATAGTTATATAGAAGACAAGACAAACCCATGGATCCAACAATATCTAAAAAGCAACGAATACTCGATTATAGATAACGAAGGTGGTGGCGATTGCTTATTCGCAGTAATTCGAGATGCGTTAAAATCGGTTGATAAAGAAGTCAGTGTATCTGATCTCAGAAAAAAATTATCCGACGAAGCTACCTCAGAGTTATTCGATAATTACAAAGGACAATATGATATGTACGTTAAAACCGCACAAGAAACTGAATTTGAATTAAAAGAAATCAGTAAAACCATTAATGAACTAAAGGACCGATTGAATAATTCTAAGAATAGGCCGGAGCAAGAGAAAATAGTGGCACAAGCAAAAGAATATGCCGCGAAACATAAGACATTAAAGGCCGGAAATGCCATCACAAAGGAACTAATGGGTGAATTCCGATTTATGAAAAAGGTTTCTTCTTTGGATGATTTTAAAAAAGTGATTCGATCGTGTGATTTTTGGGCAGATACATGGGCAATATCGACATTAGAACGTATTTTAAATATTAAATTAATAATATTTTCTAGTGAATATTGGTCGCAAGGTGATAAATCGAATGTTATTCTATGTGGACAATTGAACGATGCCGTATTAGAGAAAGCAGGTACATTTGAACCCCAATATTATATGTTACTAGACTATACTGGAAGTCATTATAAACTTGTTACGTATAAACACCATCGTGTGTTTAATTTTACTGAGATACCATATAACATAAAATTATTAATTAGTAATAAATGTTTAGAGAGATTAGCAGGACCATATAGTTTGATTCCTCAGTTTCGTTTATTCAATCAAGGGTTGGGTGTAGCCGAACCCATTAATATGGACGTTGAAATAATAAAAGAGGCAGATAATGGCTTGTATAATAATGACGTGGTATTCCAATATTATATTAAATCAAACAATAAACCTTTACCAGGTAAAGGTATTGGAGAGAAAATACCAACTAATATAATTAAAGATTTCTCTCTATTACATCAAATATCTGACTGGAGACGTAAACTAGACAATGAGTATGTTTCTGTATTTGAATTAGATGGACGCAAATGGAATACAGTTGAACATTACTACCAGGCTTCGAAATTTAAAAATATAAATAAAGACTTTTATCATAAATTCTCTCTAGACAGTGACTCAAAGATATCCAAAGATGTAGACATGGCAATATCTGCTGGTTCTAAAACTGGTAAACATAAAGGTGAACTGTTGCGACCCAAAGATATACCGGTTGATCCGGAATTCTTTGGAGGAAACGATGAAAAAGTATTAGAGGATGCTGTCTACGCAAAATTTAGTCAAAATTCAGAAATGAAACAGCTATTATTACATACTAAGAATGCGAAATTATTACATTACCAGAAAGGTATGGAACCGGAATTATCAAATGTGTTGATGATGACACGAAACCGTATCGCATAAACCGATCCACCTTCAATTATGTCCTACGCACAATTCAATACATAAATTATATCATATTATATTATACTATATAATTTACAAACTATGAAAAATATAAATCAGATAATAGACGAACTATTTTCCAAGTTAGTGATGGCTGATAAATATGTAGCAAAATTTAAGAGTGGTACATGCTTTAATTATAAATTAACCAAAATAAATACGATAGTAGATATACCCAAACCAATGTTGACTGACCGACATTTTTTTTTTAAAGATGTATCCGTATATATAAACGAACATGCCACTTACAGTTTACTTTTTACATGTAAAATAAAAAACAGACATATCACTATTCGTTTCGTGACATTTCACGAATTAACCACGCAATTTATAACCTCGATAAGCAGATATGTATATATGATATATATGTGGATTTATATATTAGATGAATATTCCACACGCGAATGCTCTAAATATATTAATTTATATGTATATTTGACTCCGTTTGCCAAAATTCTACCAGATAATCAATTAATAACATTAAGTACAGAACATGTTAATTCTGGGTATACTAGTGGTTGTAAAGAGACAACCGAGATCGTAATATTTAGAAAGGAGGAGTGGTTTAAGGTATTTTTACATGAAACTTTTCATAATTTTGGTTTGGATTTCTCTGAGATGAATCTACAGCATATTAATCGTCGGCTACACGATACATTTAATGTTAACATACAATATAATTTATACGAAAGTTACTGTGAAACTTGGGCGCGAATAGTATATGTAATGTTTTATACGTATAACACAATGTCATCATTTGGTAAAGCCGTTTCTGATACTTTTCGTACTTCATTCCATAACAATATGATCATTGAATCTAAACATTCATTATTACAATGCTTAAAAATTTTGAATTTTATGAACTTGAATTATGCTATGATCACACGTAAAACGCCTACCAATATTACAATATGTAACCACTTATATAAAGAAAATACGTCCGTGTTTAGTTATTATATCATAACTAGTATATTAATAAATAATTATACTGAATTCATGACATGGTGTCATACCAATAATACTACTATATTCCAATTTAAACAGACACCACAAACACTAGACGATTATTTATATATTATACACACGCATAGTCATAGTAAACGTATGTTAAACCATATAAACAACCAAGAGACTATATTACAAACTATTACGTCTGGAAACAATTCACACGATGATCCGTTCCGACTCATGTTTAAATCATTACGAATGACATCTATTGACATGTAATTTATTATATATATTTTTAAAATTGAACATGTATAATAAAAATAAATGTATCCTAACAATTGCTATGGGTATTAAACATCTTAATAATTATTTACAAACATTATGTCCATCATCGATCTCTAAGATATCGCTATCCGAATTAAGTGGAAAAAAGATTGTAATCGATACTAGTATTTACTTGTATCGATTTATAGGAGACGGCGGGTTGTTAGAAAACTTTTATCTGATGATCTCTATTTTCAGACAATACAACATTATACCTTTATTTGTGTTTGATGGCAAACCGCCGAAAGAAAAGGGTGACACGTTAAAGCAACGAAATATCGAAAAAAAAGAAGCCGAATACAAATATAATGTATTGGAAGAACGTCTAAACGATTCTAACACCTCTGATGAAGAAAAAATAGAAATAAGAGATCGCATGGAAATGCTAAAACGCAATTTTATTCGTGTACATCACACGGATATTGAAAATGTAAAGGCTTTAATACAATCATATGGGGTTTCATATATTGATGCGCCAGGTGAAGCCGACAAGTTATGCGCTAAATTTGTATGTAAAAATAAGGCGTATGCTTGTTTAAGTGAAGACATGGATTTATTTGTATATGGATGTAATCGCGTTATGCGATATTTGAGTTTACTGAATAAAACGGTAGTTATGTATGATCTGCCAGGAATATTGGACGAAATTAAACTAAGCTTATTGGAATTTCAAAGTATTTGTATTGTATCTGGTACAGATTATAACAATAATTCTACCAGTAAAAACAATTTACATCAGTCATTAAAGTATTTTAAAAAATATAAAAAAGATGGAAACGTGAGTGATTTTTATGAATGGTTAAATGCGAATACGAACTATGTAAGTAACGTTTATGAACTATATAACGTATTAGAGATGTTTAATTTATCAAATATGATAGAATATAAACCATATGACAAGTTAAAAATAATGAATGGTCCTATTAATAAAAGTAATCTAATAAATATCATGAAAAAGGAACACTTTGTATTCGCAGACTAGAGCCCCAGTGATAAAAATGTTATATGATGGTCATATAACATTTTTTGTGTTTTATGTTTTGTGTTTGTGTTTTGTTTAACTTTTGGTTGTTTTATGTTTTTTGTTTTTTTGCTTTACACCTATACAGATGTATACCCATCTATTTATGCGGTGGTGGTAGCAGCCTTATCACTTGCCTTGGCAAAGTGAGGGGACATGTACTTCTGTAAGTTGAAGTAAGTGAGCTCGTCACCCTTCTTGAGCTTCAAGAGACCAGTAAGCTTCTTGTCAGCGATGATCTTGCGACCATTCTCCTTGTCTTGAAGCTTGTGCTCACGAATGTAAGCATTGATCTCACGAGTAACCTCAGTGCGAGCCATCTCGGTACCAACGGGCTTACCCAAGAAGGTTGCTAGCTCGTTGGAGATAAGGGTAGGCTTAACAAAGCCAGAAGGGGCTCTGCTGCCGGCCTTTCGCTTGCGCTTTTGGCTGATCTTAGCAGCAGCCTTAAGATCGCGAAGCACCTGACGCTCAATGTTTCTGAACTCATTGCGAAGAGATGACATTTGGGTGCTTACTGATTGGAGCTTTGCCATGAAAGCACTGAATTGGTCGAATACGCTGGAGGTAGCGACATCAACTGATCCAGCAGGCACGGCATCAGGAGTAGATGCGACGGGCGCAGCAGATACAGTCTCTACCGGTTCAGGTACAGATGTATTATTTTCGGGCTTGGAGGTAGCAGTGGTTGTGGTAGTCTTTGTTCTTGCCATTATACACTAATAAGATATATCTATTTAAGTGCTTTTACGCAATATATTATATATTGTATATGATTGTTTAACATCATAAACAATCATAAAAATACGCCTAAATATTTATAATATTTTCAACCCATTTTTAGTGTGCGACAGATTGGAATAGCCATGGAAGGGCGGTTCTAGCGTCTTCACTTACTAATGTAAGCGCGGCTAATACATAATATGCTCCTAAAGATCTATTCTCATTTGAATGACCTGATCTAACTAAATAATCTATAATTCTTAATGCACTAGTCCTTAAAAATTCTTTGTCGTGACTACGTGTGAGCTGTAAAGATAGACCCATAAATGGATTACCATGTGGTGGTACTATTTCTATCATTGTCTGTACTGATAATTGTGCTCTATAATTCCAGATATCATATATCTCTCTAATAAAGACCGCTAGCATGAATGTAGAGAGATTTATGAACCAAGCACTATCTGCGTAATTTCCTAATTCATTTATATATTGAAATGTCTCAATGATTCTCATTTCCATCTTTTTTGCTGGGTCCAGCTCGATTTCTTCTTCTTTCAATTTGAAATCAATTTGTGCCACTTGTGCCAATCTTAAATAACGTTTAAAGTCTGTCTGTAACTTGGTTGGCATATCTTCACGTGTATATGGATTTAATATTTTCTTATTCATTATCAATGGATTTCTCTCGATGACAAACAATCCGTAGAGAGAAATTATATCACATCCATATACAGTATTGTCGTTTGTTCTAAAACTATAAAATTGATTATATGGAATCTCACGAACAGGTTCTAATGTAGCAAAATCTGTGTCGTTTACACAAAGCATTCTATCCTTTAAAGCTGGTCCAGAACATCTTAAATATTCACGCAAAAAATAACCTCTCGTTAAGCTTTGTATTTTAATTGCGTAGAGAGAATCTCTCAGATAATCATACAGTCTATCTATAATCTCTCCTTTGTTTCCACTCTTCTTTAATTTATAGTATACACACATTTCTTTGAGTTGAGGCAAAGTATACTTATTTGTTTTTAATAGTTGATATTCATTCATAGAGAGAATACACCATTTATTAATCGTATCTTTTTTACTTAATTTCTTATAGGTCATATCGCATTGTGTGTCACCTATACATATGTTACTATTTAATATATATGAATTATTGATCATTAATATATCATGAGACTATTTATTTATATCATATTTACAATTTTACTCGTATATTCTGGTATCGATTCATGTGAATCAGACAATATATTTTATCAGGTTAGACATGTACCCGATATACATTACTATGCTGCGCAAATTATATTCTGCCCAATTTAATCAAACCATTTATGCTGTGGAAATTAATTATTTATTTATTATAAAAAAAATTGATTTAAAGAACTACAAACATGATATAGTATACTATACAAGATGGCGAGCTCTAAGACTATTCTATCCGGTGCTGATTTTAATCCTAATACTGATACTAAATACTCCAAACTAAAGGTTGACGGCCGAGGTGGTAAGAGTGTTGGTATTTTAAATAATGGTTCAAATGGCGCAGTTTATATTTCTACTCCTCTTATGCTTACATGGGGTATTAATGAACACATTGATGAAAAAAGTGGTAAGTTATCATATGACATGGCTCTTCAATTTCCAAGTGAAGAATACGCGAAAACGGATACTACAAACTTTCTTAACAATATGATTGAGTTAGAAAAGAAGCTCAAGGCAGACGCAATCGCACATTCAAAGGAATGGTTCGGTAAAGCTAAGATGAGCGAGGATACGATTGACGCATTATGGACTCCTATGTTAAAATATCCGAAGAACAAGGATACAGGTGAGCACGACCATACACGATCTCCTACTTTGATGGTGAAGATCCCGTATTGGGAAGGTGAATGGAAGACTGAATTATACGATGTTAATCAGCGTCCAATCTTTCCAGACCCAGATGGCGGGTCGTTGACACCTAAGGATATTGTCAGCAAGGGATCGCATGTAGCACTTGTAATTCTATGCGGTGGTCTCTGGTTTGTTAATGGTAAATTTGGTGTAACTTGGAAGCTATTCCAAGGTGTTGTAAAGCAGAAGGCTACTATGCGAGGCACTTGTCAAATTATTCTATCTGAAGAAGATAAAGCACGCGTTATCAAACCAACCGCAGAAGACGAGGTCGATGATGAATCCGATGTAGACAATGATCCACACAACACAAATGTAGCTGATTCGGATGATGAGTCAACACCAGCAAATGTAAAACAAGAAGTTGCCTCGTCAATTGAAGTGGCAGAACCTGCTAAGAAGAAGATCATTAAGAAGGTGGTTAAGAAGTAATATCGTAGTTCACATATAAAAAACAATTCATAAAAAGATAATTCATAAAAAGATAATTCATAAAAAGATAATTCATAAAAAGATAATTCATAAAAAGATAATTCATAAAAAGATAATTCATAAAAAGACAATTTATAAAAAATACAATTTGTAATGTAACTAAGCAAATCTTTTTTACTTAGTTACATTTTGTCGATGTAATACATGCTATCTATTATCGTCAATGCTTGTACTCGTCCTTGATTTCATTCGTCAAATGAGTACTCTTACCGATTGCGCGAATAATCTTATTCGTCTCTTTTTCATCTGTTTCTACATTTGTCATCGAATTGAATACTAATCGTGTCATTCGTGTTTGTAGGTTTTCATCCTTATCCCATCCATGATTCGCATCTTGCCACTTATTAATGGTAGTCCTTTGTTTTAATGCTAATGTAGTAATTCCTTTCAATAATAGCTGTAATTCGTTGTCTTTTTCCCATACATCATTGTCTTTGATATACATTATTTTTCTAGATGGATCAGTACAATGAATTGGTCTCTCTAATATATCCATATTATTTAAACCATTCACCACCATATTCGTAATAGTTTTGGTTAGACCGTTCTCGATCGTATTATCATAGGTTTCATTTGTTATTGGAAGTGATTCTATAAAGTCGGTCAAATTCATGGCGTTTTTACAATGATCATTTAAAAACATTTGAATATTGAAATTGTTCGTGTTGTTACTGTTAGTATTTATATTATGGCTATTCGTGACACCACATTGTATTTGCGGCAATATCTCTATAAATGATTTTTGAAACTCTTTATTGTCTTTCATCATCGTCATTATAATTTCTTTAAAATCGCTACTGCTTACATGGTCATTATATGACTCGACTAGTTGTGTAGTTTGCTTATCTTGGTTATTCAAGCAAATTTTTTTGTGTCGCCACAATGTAGTGCGACTTTTCAACTCTAATCCGCAACATTCACATTCATGCCATGTAGTGGCGGCGTTTTTTTGCTGTTTTCCGCCATTTCCGCCAGTTTTTGAGACCATAAATTCGCGATTTTGGGCATGACTAAATGGGGCGATAACCATATTCAATGCGGCGTTTTTTGGCGTAAAATCTGTTTCATTTTGTTTCATTTTTGTTTCATTTTGTTTCATTTTGTGTTTACGTGTGGATAAATGTCGGACGAAATCACTCTCCTTGCTACATCCTATCGAGCAATTGTTACAATAAAATATTTTGGCGTTTTTTGGCGTAAATTTTGTTTCATTTTGTTTCATTATATATGTGTGTGTATATTATATCTAAATACTTTCAGTCGAAAATAAAAAATTTCTCGTAACACTTTTATAATTATTTTTTTGGTGACCAGAGCATTATGGTCTAAATCGGTTTTTTACAACTTTTTCAAATCGTTTTTCCAATTTTTAAAATTCAACACAAAAAACCTGTGTGTAATTTTTAAAAATCGAAAATCAATTTGAAAAACATGAAAAAATCAACATACCTACATCTATCAAGCAACAGGAAGTTTTTTACTAAAAAAAGGCACCACTACATCATGTAGTATACTCCCTACATGGTGTAGTGACCGATTAATGGAATCTACTATAAAATACACCCTAGACATCAAGGGAGACATGTGTATTTTATCCTCAGTTTTTTCAATATTCATTTTTTCACTCACTCATACAGAAAAAAACCGACATAAATAGTTGAATATTACAGAATTGTTCTAAAAATTGAAGAACGATTGTATACTTTATTCCAAGTAAAATATTATAATGTCATACGGAGAATACAGCAAAGCAATCAATCGTGGCATCAAAAATGGCGAAGCCGGCGAGTTAAAGAATAATCAGGCGGTTCGTGATTATGCTTACAATAAATATAAGGAGATGGGATTGAATACCCGACAAGCACACGATAGGATGGATCGTAAAGACGCTGGGCATATCATCGCAAAACACTACGGTGGTCAGAATACTGCGTCTAACTATATGTGGGAAGATAGACACGATAATCGAGCTCACGGAGATGCTAGAATTCCGAGGGTAGAAATGAAACGGGCTGGTCGCCTGTAAACCAATACATAAATTTCAAAAACAAAATAAAAAAATTTTACGGAAGGTAATGTTTCAAGTCATTTATTTTTAGAAAGAGTTTGTCTCATTTTTCTTTTCGGTCGGTGTAACCGTATTGGTCACGAGTATTATTGTCCAAATATACATGTTTACTTATTGCTCTAATGATCTTTCCTGTTTCCTTTTCGTCATTTTCTATCGTTGTCATGGAGTTGAAAATTAATTTTGTCATTCTCGATTGAAGGTTCTCTTTTGTATCCCACCCAATATTCGCATCTTGCCAGTTAGTTATCATAGTCCGTTGCTTTAACGATAAATCCGTTATGCCTTTCATAATATGATGAAGCTCATTATCTTTTTCCCAAATGTTATCATCCTTCACGTATAGTGTTTTTCTAGATGTGTCTGTACAATGTATTGGCCTTTCTAATATATCTAATTGACTTAGCCCATTAGTTATCATAGTTGTAATTGTTTTTGTTAATCCATTCTCTATAGTACTATCATATGTATCTGAGGTGATCGGCAATGATTCGATAAAATCAGTCAAATTCATAGCATTCTTACATTGTTCATTCAAAAACATTTGTATATTGAAATTATTATTGTTGGTATTATGGCTATTTGTTGTATTGTTATTGTGATTACCCATCTTTGGCATCATTTCCACCATTTTTGCAATAACTTCTTTATTGGAGTGAGTAATGGTTGAAACTATTTCAGAAACAAACTCTTTGTTTTTTGACATGACCAATTGTAATATTTTCTCAGTTAAAGAAACCTGGTCTATTGGAATAGAACTTGTGTTTGCGTGTATACTATCAATTACTATATTCTCATCATACCCGCATTTCTGTTTATGATTGTATAGCGATGCTCGATGGTTATACGTTTTTCCACATTTACATTTATACGAGAATTGTGGTTGTAGTTTTGTTGTATTTGTTGTATTATGTTTTATAGATTGTAAATGTTTGTTAAAGTCGCTTTTTTTACAGCATTTATAATTACATTTTTCACACTCAAATAGTTTAGAGAATAATGGAGAATTAGATGTTGTACTTTCCATTTATAATTACAACAGAAAATTCTCCTAAATCTTTTTGTATAAGTATATAAAATTTTAACATAACAAAATTTTGTATGTAAAAAATACAAATCAAAGCATTATGGTGTAAATCGGTTTTTTACAACTTTTTCAAATCGTTTTTCCAATTTTTAAAATTCAACACAAAAAACCTGTGTGTAATTTTTAAAAATCGAAAATCAATTTGAAAAATATGAAAAAATCAACATACCTACATATATCAAGCAACATGAAGTTTTTTACTAAAAAAAGGCACCACTACATCATGTAGTATACTCCCTACATGATGTAGTGACCAATTAATGGTATCTACTATAAAATATACCCTAGACATCAAGGAATACATGTGTATTTTATCCTCAGATTTTCCAATATCCATTTTTTCACTCACTCATACAGAAAACAACCGACATAAATAGTTGAATATTACAGAATTGTTCTGAAAATTGAATGATGAATATATATATATTTATCATTATTCGAAGTACTAATCATGTTATCACGTATAAATGTTAATGCCATATTACATATACCAGAGCAATATCCTAGTACATTTATCAAGTTTATAACTGATTCGAAATTAAAACCGCCGAGTATTCGTTCGCGAATTGGAAAAGCATTAAATATTATGTTACATCATCCATTGTGTTATTGGACACGTGCGGATTGTGATGCCTTCGTACGGAAATTTAACATAAGCACCAGCGATAGTATTCAGTTGTTCAATAAGCATGAACAATGGGGAATATCTATGAGCAAAGAAAAGGGAAAAAATTATATTTGTTATCCGTATCGTATTTCTAATAAACGAAAAATGAGAATAAATTTTGGAAAAGAATTGACACTTGAAGCAAAAAATATGGAAATAAATCGAATAAAGTCGAATATTCAGGCGGATTATTGTATGGTTCCAAACGAAGAATGGGAAATGGGTCACAAAAACCCAGAGTCGGGTGATAATTCACTTGATAATTTGATATTACAACCCCCCATTCAATCTAAATATCGTGATCGATACATATTTATTGATACTCTCACGAAAATACCTACTCCAAGTACTCTTATACATATGGATAAGGCTGGAAAAAATCCATATACAAAACAACAATTACTAATTTTGAAGACATGGTTGAATAGCTTGGAGATATAACGACACAATATCCAGTGTTTGTGTATGGACATAGTTTGTCATATGATTACACCTTGGCTTGTTCATTACAACGCTCTACACATATATGATAATACTCCTCGTTTAATTCAATACCCATACAACGTCTACCGGTAGTCATACATGCTATGGCGGTCGTGCCACTACCGATAAATGGATCAACCACTAGCGCACCTTTTTTGCTGAATATATTTATTAAATGCTCTATCAACGCAACTGGCTTAACCGTTATATGTGTATTGTTACTACCCTTCTCTTTTTTAGATGGTTTAGCCACCATAAAATTTTTATCGTACATGTCATTATAACTGTCTGTAGTGATGATATTTGACGGAACGTGATCATTATCGATGCCAACCTTATATGAAAAATTTAATAATCCTGTTTTAAATTGTAATTCATTCTGTATAAACGTCAATTTACCAATCGGTTTCATGGCGACACAAATAGGCTCAAAACATGAACGAATCTGGGGGGTTTTAAAGTCCTTGTATTCATCAAGTAGCTTTTTCTTTTCTATCTCATTGATATCCATTTTTTGTATAATATGATTCATAGACATACCTTTGGGCATAGATTGCGTGTATGTCCAATTTATCATATCTCGAATTTCAAATCCGGCTATTTCACATGCCATTGCTATAGCATGATATAATCTAGGTGATGAAAATGATAAGAAATACCCCCCTGGCTTCATTTTATCGAATAATAGTTTTGATAATTCTAAATAATAGTCATATAAATCCTTCACCTGCGATTTATCAAATTTCATACCTTTGGGTAGATGCTTGATATGGCTATTTTTTTTATCTTTATTAATGCTAGCAGATGACCAATTATTGTCTAGTTTATCTATAAAATAGGGCGGATCAGTAATAACGCAATCAATGCTGTTGTTTTCTAGGGAGTTTAATTTTTTCATACAATCGGTGTTAACGATGTATATATTTCCATCGACATAGGTATTAATGTCATTTGCGGAAGAGTCCATTACAATATAACTAATATGGATTACGTATTAAGTATATTTTGTATATATTTTGTTATGCTTCGAATATCATTGACATAGAAAGGTCGAGAGATTTCATTGTAGGTGGATCACGAAGACTAGGTTTGATTTTAGTTCATTGTTATATATATCATTTGACTGTATAAGGGATATGCCACTATTCTTTATGGTGTATGTCTGTACATGTCTTAAGAATAATTTTTCAACAGGTATCTTAATGTGATCGTTGCCTAGAGTATATTCGATGTATTCGCATTTCAATATACTGTTTATCTCACGAAATATATTTATGACTAGATTGTTGTCAGTGTCTAGAGAGATGTGCTCCGGTAAATCAGGTATACATTTTATTACAAGATTATTTCCATTGTGCTTATAATATAATTCGTCATGCCACAGTGGAACGAAATATTTATCTCCTTCTAATTCTAACACATATATATTGTCCTTCAATAAGTCGTCGAGAGATGGGTTTAAAATAATAATGTTATCATCTACCACTTTTCGATTGATAATGTGTCTGATATTGTCAACCGTTTCAGGTGAAATATATAATACATGCTGATATGTATTTATAAATTCGAAAATCTGGATGGCTTTATCCTTATCCATGTTTTCAAATAATTTTACAGACAAAGTATGACAATCATGAACAATACATTGAACGATTTTGAATATTTCGGATTGGTTATGCGTAAAAAAAGAAGATAGGAATCCACTAACTAATGTATTGTAATCATTGTCGACCATTTCTTCACTTTCATGTTCCTCTAAATAAGTATTCAAATATTCGTATGATTCGCGAATCATTTTAAATTTTTTTTCATATATACCATCAGTATCTGGAACATGCTTGTCTGGATGGTATTTTAAAGCCATAATTCTATATTGTTTTTTTAATTCAGTAAATGTAAAGGGTAGTTTACAATTAATTTGTAAATTTAAACAGGCTTGGTTAAAATCCATGAATTTTATTTATTATATTATACAAGTACCTTTCTAAATGGTAAATAGGTCTATAATTATTGTTATAATATTGTAAAAATGTGAACGTATCTATGAATATATCAGATAAAGCATCGTTGTTGATTATATTGTTGGCTGTTAACATTGTAATTAATTTCCATACGATATATCCTACGTCCATATCATATATAAATATATCATAAATACGATCACGGAAAGTATTAAATTTAATATCACTAGGGGTCATGATTAATTGATACAATTGTTGAGTATATATATTCACATTATGTTGTAGAGGTAACGTATCTGTATTCAAATTTTTAATATTTGTAATAGAAGACAATTCAAATTTGGGAACAAGCTTTGTATCCAGTATTTTATTATAATTACTTTTAGTGGGTCTAGCTACTGGTATAATATTAAACGTGTTTAAGATATCATCTGATATAAAGGAAATATGTTCTGTAAGTATGATATATATAATATTGATTTCGTTACAGTTTTTTTGAATATAACTATAAAAACATTCTAATAGTTCACTATGAATTTTATGAAAATTTTTACATACAATAATACCAGTTTTATTAGTTCTAGCAGACAATATATCAATGACATTAATATATATTTCATTCCACAGCATTTTCGAGTTACAACCCAGAAGCGCCATATCTACTTCAAAGTGAATGTCACTGATTTTAAAATAATAATTCGTTTTATTGAATACACATGTAAGTTTTTTTTCATATTTTAGGTTACTTGGACTATATCGTTTGATACAATTTAGCATTTGAGTGTATTTTCCGACTCCAGGAGGTCCATAAAAGATTATATTCTTTAATTTATCTATATTAGTTGGAAAGGTACTGAATGTTTTGGTTAATGATGGATGGAGAGATACTTTATCGCAACCTTGTATATAATCATTAAATGTTGTATGTAAAAATTTCATATACATAACTTCATATGAAATCTTTATATCTTTTACTTGGTGTTTATGCTATGACGATTCAATGGGTAGTAATATGTTCACAATATAATCATAAAAAATAGGATAAAGATAAACAGTTATTATTCCATAATGAATATTGTATTAACAGATCAAATGTTTAATATTAAACATGTATATTTTACTGAACCAGTTACAAATACAATCATCGAGAATAGTGAGTTTGTTAAAATAATTTATTCAGATCAAAATATGATGCTTAATGGCGTATACATGTTATTATATTTAAAGACGACACATGTCGAACAATATTTTAATAAGATAAAATACGTATATAATGTAGAACATGATAATATTGCGTTAAGTAAAATATTTAAATTAGAAGAAGATATATTAGACAAATACAAATCTTCAAAACAAAAAAAGTATATTATCAGAGATTATCTGTGTAATGGAAATATTAAATTATTTCCTAGTATACATTTAGATCATCCGATTAATGTAAATACATTCATATTGAAAGTATCTGGAATATGGGAAAACGAAGACGAGTATGGGCTCACTTATAAAATACTTCCCATCTAACCATCCGTCGAAAAATATTGTAATATGACTTGTAGCATTCCAATAAAACTAATATTTATGATAGTCAATATGGCTATAATGCTAGTTAGTTGTGACGACAATATGTTCATGCCATCTTCGCCTTTGTTTACTTGGGTCGTCTGTGAACCGGATGTAATATCTTTTATATATCTAACCACTAGAAGTAGCTGTATAATAATAAAAAACGACGATGTTCCAGCATATGTATAATATTCATCGGAAACACGGCCACTATTTATTTCTTTATAAAATTTAACATTTTGAAAAATTACAAAACTAAGAATACCTAAAATTAAAAAGATTGGGAAAGCCTTACTCGCGACAACCTTCAAAAACCCAAATACACCTTGTGAGAAACTTGATTTAGATGATATAGCAAATATACTAATTAATAAACCAATCAATGCGAATATACTAGAGCTAAAACCCCATACTGTCGCAGTGGCATAATTGTTATTTTTTCCGAATAAAATGGGGATTAGTACGCCAACTACGGAGAATAGCGCAAACAATGTAATATTATATATGTTTTTAGGAGCTATATTTTCACTTGACATATTTACGTTATTGGTTGAAGGTCCTTCCAATAGCAGTGTGTCGGCAGATGAATCACCACCGACATATTTATGTTTATTACCCCCTTTATATTTCATATAACGTATATTATTATTTTTTTTTACTCGTAAATATATTTGTGTACGACACAATATAGATAAAACCCAGATAATTATTTCTCATTTTACATTATAATGAGTCGATTTCCACAATATAATGTAAATAATGAACACCAATTAATTAGACGGCAGAATACATATGTATTAGACAGACAATTAGTAACTATCCACAGTGAAGATAGAGATATAAAAAAATGGCCGAACTCTAATCATTTTGAGATAGATTTGCCTGAAACTATGACAAATGTACAATCGATTCGACTTGTAGAAATCGGAATTCCAAATAATCAGTATATATTTAGTAGCAACCAACAAAATACAAAGCTAAACTTTTATCTGATTCCTAAATTATCAACCGATACAACTGAATACTCTAATTTAGTATTGAATATGAATAACCCGTATACGATAACTATTCAAGAAGGCTCATATACACCAACCGAATTAGCGACTGAATTACAAAACCTCATGAATCAGAGTGTCACTAATTATCTAATCGGGTCAGGAATACCCACTGCGAATTACGATAGATTTACAGTGTATTACGACACAGTCGGACGGGTGTTATATTTTGGAAATACGTTTGATGACTTTACATTTAAATTTCAAGAGCAAATACTATATGATCTCTCGTGTGCGTCGATTGTAATAGAAAAATATCCTTTAGCATGGAATCAATATAGCAATTGGGGCTTACCATCCTTTTTAGGATTTGATAAGAGTGAATATACTTCGCTAGAAACACCTACTACAATTACATTTAATTATAACAGTTTTGATTGGTTAATCCCCGAGACATCTATATTACCCCCAAGTACTACACCGCACGCGTATTATATACGAGCACCAGTTACATTATCCATATATGGAGATAGTGCGATATACATGGAATTAGAAAAATATAATTCCATGGCAGAGTTGTCTCCATATTCAGAACGAACAAATAACATGTATAACAATGACTACAATGGTCGTGTTAATTCCGCATTTGCTAAGATCCCGTTGGTAACTGGGTCTGGTACTCAAGTATTCGATTCCAGAACTAGATTTTTACAAAATATTTCTCAATATTTTCCACCAATTGATAAAATAAAAAAATTAAAATTTAAATTCAGATATCACGATGGTCGTTTGGTCGACTTTAAAGATAGCGAATTTAATTTTACAATAGCATTTCATATACTAAAGGACGAGATTGCTAGAGATTATGAATTGCGTGTACCACATGAGTATTATATTGTATAATAGGATATAACAAATGATTGTATATCTTGAACTACAATATCAAAATTCTATACTATCGCATAACGAATCGTTCAATTTCATCTGGCGGACAAGTATTATAATTTCCTTTAAACCCTGACAATTTAATAAACGATGGCTTACTCATGCGGTTTGTTTTATAATATATGTAATCACCAAATTTACCAGACCGAATACTGATTTCATCTGTAATAATTCTAATTATAGATGAGTTCAGAACCACCTTATTCTCTATAATAGGAATAATGTCATCCATTGTGATATCATCCACATCTTTGTGTAATCCCGACAATGATTTTTTTTCGTTATTTCCCCAAGTAATATAGTTTCCAAATTTGCCTTTTTTCAATATCACTTCATTTCCTTTATATACTCCTATAACATTCGTCATAGATGGAACGTCTATAAGTTCAGTAACCGAGTATTCACGACGTTTCATTTTATCAATGTTAATATCTTTTTTGACTGGAAAGAATTTGATATCCCCGTTGACATCTTTTTTTATAACTGGGCCATATTTACCAACCATATATACGTGGTGGTCATCCAATGTAATGAGTTGCTTGTCAGATGAGTTTAGTCCGCTCGAACAACTATCAATATCATCATGGCATTCTTTACATAATGTATACCACAGTTTGTCTCCTTTGGCAATTACATCTAAATTAGTTTCCATATTTTTAGTATATTCATAATCGAATAATTTGTCAAAATGTTGGATTAAGAATTCTAGTACAAGTATACCTAATGGTTGTATAACTAACTTATTCTTCTCGTTACCGAATTCTCTTTCAGTTTCAATTTCTTCTAATTCATTTTTAACCAATTCATAATCAACACATTTAATTTTTTTACCAGTTACATTTTCTTTCTTTACATATCCTCTCTCTTGAATTTTATCAATTAGACTAGAGAAGGTGGATGGTCGACCTATACCATTTTCTTCTAACAACTGTACCAGCTTTGCTTCTGTATAGTGCGATTTTAAATCTCGAATACTCACTTTACAAGTTATTTTATTGTAGTTGACAATATTATCATGTTTAATTGTCTGTAAGAAATGAAATTCAGGGTTCTCTTTATCGTATCCGCGTACTATTTTCCAACCTGGAAATTCTACCAACTCCGTGCTGTATTTATATATACAATCCATTGGAGCAGTAATCTTAGCACTAACATGTTGATAAATAGCTGAGCTCATACAACTTTCTACAGTATTTGACCAGATTGTATAATACATTTTTCTTTCCTTTGGAGAATAGGTTTCATCTATATTTGTGACAGTAATGTCCGTCGGACGAATTGCCTCATGAGCCTCTTGTACATTTTTTTCCTTGTCACTTTTCTTACCTTTTGTTTTCTGTTTGTTTTTTTCATTTTTTCGTTCACTTAATCGTGTTACATTTTCATGAACATATTTATCACCATACGATTCAGTAATATATTCACATGCTTTTTGAATAAACTCTATGCTATACGTAGTACTATCTGTACGCATGTACGTTATATGTCCATCTTCATACAATTTTTGACAAATGGTCATAGCCTCCTTAGGTGAAATGTTCAATTCACTAGACGCCCTTTGTTGTAGCGAACTAGTAGTGAAGGGGGTGGGCGGAGACTTAGTAGTGGTTGTAGGTTTAGAGCAGTTATATACATGTTTAAAGTCAATTGATTTTTCTAAAAAATCTTCCATCGTGTTTGTTGTAGAGTTGAATCCAATGATCTCAAAATTGGTGTCTAATAAGAAACCTAAATTTAGTTGTGTAAAGTATCCGGTAGTGTTATACACCTTTTTACCAGGAGACGCATCGATTTCTTTTTGATTGTCATATACTAATCGTACAGCCGGCGTTTGACATCTACCCGCAGAAAGTCCAGACTTTGTATTATTTGATATATGCTCCCACAGTATTGGACTAATTTTATAACCAACAATGACATCTAATATTTGTCTTGCGATCTGAGCATGTACTACATCCATGTTTATGGTAGTATAATTATTGACAGCACGAACAATGGCGTCTTGTGTAATTTCATGAAACACAATACGTTTCGTAGTCATCGGTAAATTGAACACTTTACATATATGCCACGCGATACTTTCACCTTCACGATCATCATCTGATGCTAACATAACATCTTTCGCATTTTTAATCATAGCACGTATTTTATTAATTTGTTGCGTTTTAGTATCTATTAGTTGAAAATCTGGTTGAAAGTTATTTTCAATATCAATATATTTAATACCAGGTAGTTCACGAATGTGTCCAAAGCTGGCAATACATTTATATCCACTTCCTAAATAATGTTCTATTTTTTGACATTTTGCGGGAGATTCTACTATTAGAAGAGTATATGACATATATAATGATTTACATAAATAAATATGCTTACATATCAATTTTCCGGAGAATTGGTATGTAAATGAGTTTGATATCGGGTAATTTAGTGGGTAATATGATGGCATTCGGATGAAGCCGTACTTGTTGAAGAAGTACTATTTTTGAATTCTTCCCACGTCATAATTTTTGCCGGGCCTTCGAATGGAATTAGATTTTCTACTGGGCTATACACGGGATCCTCTGGTACAATTACACTGTCAATATATATTTGTTTTAATAATTTACCAACGGCATATGACGCATCATGCTGATCAATTTCACCATTTTCGATGGCTTGTAATTGCTCGATTAGTTTAAATAGGAATTCTGTATTAATAGTATCATCTTTTACCTTGTCAAATACAGCAGGATAATGAAACTGTAAAAATTTACATGACTGGCCACACATAGTATTGAATTCAGCAGGGTTGTTTTTAGCGAGTTCGGCGTGGTCACTCTTTAACTTTAACAGTAAATTAATGTTATTTAACAATACCGTGCTATGTTTTAATTCACGGATAAGCTGTGTATTATCTTCCACTTTATTCTCAACTATCAATTTTTGTAATTTTTGTCGTTCGTATTCGTTCATACTATAATAGTAATACAATTTATTTCTTTAGATTTAAACTTTTTCTAAATATATTTTATAAACAATGGTTGCTTTACTACCACATCAAATTGGGAAAGAATCAGGAGGAGTCATGGCTGTAGAGAGCGCACCGATGCTACCGGGCGTATCAAATCCAAGAGAGAATGCCTTATTATATAGACAGAATCAGAATGCTCAACAAAATGCGATGAATAAAGGAGTTCAGTCTAAAGGTGGAAGAAAAATACATAGAGGAGGAAATAACACTATGCGTATGGTAGTACCATCTTTTCCATCACCAGGGCCAACTGTATCTGTAGGTAGCCAGTCAGCTACGGGTAATAGTATATCATCGAATACACTTAATGGTCAGGTATCTGCGAACGCAGTATGTGACCAATGTATTGGAAGTGCTTCAAGCAGTGCTTTATGTCAAGGACCTACATGTAATCCACAGGCAGGAGGCAGACAATATAAAATGAAGTCAATGAAGTCACGCAAATCAAAGAAGTCACACAAATCAAAGAAGTCGCACAAATCAAAGAAGTCGCACAAATCAAAGAAGTCGCACAAATCAAAGAAGTCACACAAATCAAAGAAGTCACACAAATCAAAGAAGTCACACAAATCAATGTAGACACACAAATCAATGTAGACAATTCGTAAATGATATATTTACGAATTGTCATTTTTTTAAAATCACAATATAAAGTAATATGAGGTCAAGTGATATTACTTTATCAATAGTTATAATTTTAATATTCATTGGGTTGTATTTTTACAATATTTTAGCAGTTGGCATTAAGCGAATAAAAGACAATTGGCCAGAATACAGATGTAATCCGATGATCATGCCGTTTGCTGGAACATTTGGCCATGATGCTGGACAAAATTTTACATATTGTATACAAACAACACAGTCTGATTATATGGGTAGCTTATTACAACCGCTACATTATATAATGTCCGTTATGAATAATACTACAGGTGGGATAATGAAATCGGTACAAGATATACGGTCATTTATAAATGAGATTAGAAATTCTATAGTGAGCATTGTTCAAAGCATATTTGGAGTATTTTTAAATATATTGACACAATTTCAATTTATGTTAATTAAAATAAAGGATATGGTTTCCAAGCTAGTTGGAATTATGGCATCCATGATGTTTATATTACAAGGCACAGTAATGACTATGCAATCCACATGGAATGGTCCTCCAGGACAAATGGTACGTTTCATGTCGAATTTAAGCATATAGAAAAAAATAAATTTATTTATTATAAGAATAAAATATATGAGTGATTCTATTTTTAATGTAATAAATAAATTATATGATAAAGTTGGGTTTTTGGAAAAATATGGAGGCTCATTATGGGTAACTATTATTTTATTTATTATATTTTTTTTAGCGATATCATATTATTATATATACAATAATTTACAGCCAATAAAAATAGATTGGGTTAACCAACGATGTAAGCCATATGTATTACCCTTCGCAGGTATCATTAATCCACCAGATAATATGAGTGGTTTTGAGTTTACATCTCAAAATTTTACTGGATGTATTCAAAATATTCTGGTAGATATAATCGGAATTTTCTTGGCTCCATTTTATTATTTAGTAGATGTACTTAACAAAACATTGACTGTTATAAGTGAATCAATTCAAGCAATTAGACAGGTTCTTAGTAACATACGAAACACGCTAGCTACAATTTCAGAAGATATGATGAGTAGATCATTAAACGTATTAATTCCATTACAGCATATTTTAATTAAATTAAAGGACATGATGGGTAAAACTACCGGAATATTAACGGCATCATTGTATACATTATTGGGAATATACGATACATTACAAGCTACTATCGGTTCTATAGTTGAAATAGTAGTGGCTATTTTAGTAGCATTGGCTGCGTTGATAGCAATATTTTTTATGATACCTTTCGGGTTTGGTCTACCATTCGCAATACCGTTACTAGTGATTTTTATATTAATTACTATACCGGCTATAATGGTATATATCATACAAGTTATGATATTAAAAAATATGGCTAGTTCGCTGCCAGGGGCACCGTGATAATTGTCGGTCTAGAGTGTATTTAGGAATTACATTCGTAATTGTTATTATCTTATACAAAAATGGATATAGTAATTGTACAAAAATGGATATAGTATTTGTACAAAACGGTCATTTTAGCTAGTATTTTTAGTAATATTTGTATTATACTACCACCGATATATTTTTTATATACGAAATATATATAATATGGAGTTTAAATTACTAGGTTTGACATTTCGTGCAGAAGTCGTTATTATATGTATAATTCTTGGCGCAATCATTGGCAGCCATTTATTATGTTCGTGTAGTCGCGTAGGCTTAATTGAAGGCATGCAAGTAATAGGAGCATCTTTAGAGTATACAATGGGATCTGACATTGCCAATAGTTGGACGAATAAGGCATTACAGTATGCCGACAAAATGGGATATTCTGATGCTCGTGATAAATATGTTCAGTATAAGGGTACGCACGTTCCTTTACCAGAAGGTCAATTGTATATGTTTGCCGATAATCAATTTAAACCAGAATGCTGTCCGTCTACATATTCCAACAGTTCTGGATGTGCTTGTATTACTCAAGAACAAGTTACTTATCTTAATGAACGGGGTGGAAATAGAACCATGGCACCTGCTGAGTACTAAATTCGGGAATCAATAGTAAACATACACGCCGAATGTTGAAAGGTGTAAAGAAAAATAACTGATCACTATGTACAATGATCAGTTATTTTATTGGTTAACATAATATAGTGTACCTGGTTATTGATATAGTTGTAAGTCTATTGTATTTTAGATATATAGTGTATTAAACAAGTAGTTGGTGTTTTCCGTTTTAATCATCTTTTTTAGAACATCGGTTGTTACAGTAAATGGGAATTCAACTGTTAGTGTCATTTCGTTTTCAAATAATTTAGAGTTAGGCTTCATCAATCTATACAAGTTGAGTTTTGTATAAATGATCTCCAAACATCTCTTTAGGTTTCTAACACCATTTTCATGTTGAGTATAATTTTCAACAATATAGTCAATTGTATCATCCGGAACAACGACATCGCTGGGTTTAAAATTAACTTGTTCAATAATTTTCGGAATTAAATAATTCTTCGAGATAACACGTTTATCTTTTTTTTCGTAACCTTTGGTTTGAATTTTATACATTCTGTCTAATAGAATTGGGTTAACTTTTGATTCATCATTATAACTAAATATGAATAAGCATTTACTTAAATCAAAGTCAATTTCCGAGAAATATTTATCATGAAATTGACAATTTTGAGATGTGTCGGTTAAATGGGTCAATATTCCAGCAATTTCCTCACCCTTTGGTGTATCACTGATCTTATCTAATTCATCGAAATAGATAACTGGATTCATTGATTTCGTCTTTATAAGGATATCTACAATTTTACCCCATGTACTACCTTCATATGTATAACTATGTCCTTCTAGAAAACTACTATCGGTTGCTCCTCCTAGTGCGATAAATGCGAAATCGCGATTAAGAATTTTACTGATGCCCTCTTTGACAAGTGTGGTTTTACCTGTTCCCATGGGACCTTTAATAGCAATGGCAGTACCAATGGCTTTAGGATTACTGATCCATTGACCAATCATCTGCATAATTTGTAACTTAGCATCATCTAGTCCATAGACAGCACTGTCTAATATTTGTTTCGAATTAGCCATATATTCATGACATGCGTCGATTCCATTTTCCATAGTCAAAGGCAAACTTTTATATAGATTAAAAGGGATTTGCATAAACGTATCCACCCAATTCTTTACTTTATAATATTCACCATTACCTGTATCCATATATCTCAACGCAGCAATTTTATTTAACGCAATGGCTTTAATGTTTACAGGAATATTGGATTCTAATAGCGTGAGTCTATATGGTTTTTGAACCAAGTTGACCTTATTAATTTCTTCTACTTCGCGAATAACCTTTTCTTGTTCTTCAATAGTTAGGTTCTCCTGAAAGAATTTATAATCATTCATTAGGCTTTTTTTATTAACCAATTTCTTAAACTGTTTCACGTTTTTTATTTTTTGTGTTTTAAGCTTCTTTTCATACTGCTGTTTCATTTTTTTTTCCTTGAGATTCAACTCTTTCAAGCTTTCAATTGCCAGCTTATTTGTTTTATCTTTTTCTAATATACCTTCGAAGACCTTTCTAATCTCATCGAAGGTTTCTTGTTGTTTATGTATATCAACATCATCCGATGTATTTTTTACTGATTTTCTTTTATATTTATTTTTGTGTTCGTCTTCATCTTCGTCCTCGTCCTCGTCTTCATCATCTTCATCTTCATCTTCGTCGTCGTATTCGTCTTCGTCTTCATCTTCGTCTTCATCATATTCATCATCATCTTCATAATCACTATCATCTTCGTCGTCATCTTCATCCATATTCTTTCGTGGGTTATCGATTGTTAATATGATATTAAACCCTTTTTTTTTCCCAAGTCGACTACGGTGTGTTTCTGGTTCATCTGATTCAGAATCAGAATCATCTTCATCTACGGTTTCATACTCGGATTCATCCGCTTCATTATCACTATGGTCAATTTCAACTGTTGGTTTTTTTGTTTTATTTGTTTTGTTTTTCGTAGTTAAAGTTTTAGTAGCTTGTTTTTTTTTATAAGTTCTTTTATTGTGTGCCTCTTCATCGGGTGGGTTAGCTTCAGAGGTAGTGTTTGTTTCGTTCGATTCATCATTTAATCGTTGCTGTAATTCTTCACCTTCTTTAATTTTGTTTGTAAGGTATTTAGATGGAAAGATTTTATTTAGAAATTTTCTGTATTCAAACAAATCCATACCTTCGTCACTATCTGAGTCGCTATGAGTACTATTATTATCATCACCGTCATTATCACTGCTATCCGACTCATTATTTTTCTTTAAATTTTTATTTTTTATATCGCCGGTTTTGCGAGAGCGAGTATTGTATACCTTTTTACTAGGTTTAGGCTGATCTTTTTGAGATGACATTCTAAATTAAATTTCCAATAAGGTATCAAAGAATTGTAAGTTCAATTTTATTTATTTGACAATAAATAAAAAATTGATGAATTGAAAATAGTTAAATATACTCTAATAATATAAAGGAAAGATGGTACACAAGTCCAATGAATCCATTCCCAAAAAAAAAAGTACAAAGATTATTGGTATCCAATTTAGTATACTTAGCCCGGATGAAATACGAAAGGGGTCAGTTGCTGAGATTACATCTAGAGATACCTATATAAATAATAAGCCGGTAATAGGCGGATTATTTGATCCTAGAATGGGCGTATTAGAACCTGGATTAATTTGTCCAACCGACGGATTAGATTATATGGAAACTCCTGGCTATTTTGGACATATTGAATTAGCTAGGCCAGTATTCTACATACAATATTTTAATACTATTATAAAAATTTTACGAAGTGTATGTATTAAATGTAGCAAGCTAAAAATTAGTAAAGAAAATTATAAACAGGCATTAAAATTAAACGCAGATGACAGATGGAATTATGTATTTCAATTAGCGAGTAAAGTAATGCGTTGTGGTGAAGATAGTGAAGATGGATGCGGATGTTTACAACCTAGAAAGATTAAAAAAGAAGGTTTGGCTACCCTCTTTGCCGAATGGGACAATGTGAATGGTTTAACGGAAGAAGACAAAGAAAAATTAAACATGAAATTAACTCCAGAAATTGTGTTGAAAATATTCCGTCGCATTTCAGATGACGATGTGAACTTCATGGGATTCAGTCCTGTATTTTCTAGGCCAGATTGGATGATTTGTCAAGTATTGGCTGTTCCGCCACCAGCGGTTCGTCCATCTATTAAAATGGATGGACAACAGCGAAGCGAAGATGATATTAGTCATATTTTAGTAAATATAATCAAGGCAAATAAAACACTTCAAGAAAAATTACAAGAAGGCGCAAACGCAAATATTATTGATGATTGGCATACCGTGTTACAGTATTATGTTGCTACACAAGTTGACAATAAGATTCCAGGTGTAGCGTCGGTTGCGCAACGTTCAGGTCGTCCGCTTAAATCGATTAAAGAACGATTAAATGGAAAGGGGGGTAGAGTGAGAGGAAATTTAATGGGCAAGCGAGTTGACTTTTCCGCTCGTTCTGTAATTACACCAGATCCAAATCTATCTATTCGTGAATTAGGTATTCCGCTTAAAGTAGCGAAAAATATTACTAAGCCAGTGACTGTAAATAGTCTTAACAAAGCATTTCTGTTAAAATTGGTTAGAAATGGTCCAGATGAATATCCTGGCGCAAAAATTTTAGAAAAGAAGAATGGTGAACAAATTACTCTTCGTTATGCTGACAGAGAAAACATTCGTCTAGAAGATGGTGATATAGTTCATCGTCACATGATGGACGGAGATGGGGTTCTATTTAATAGACAACCCACTCTTCATAGAATGAGTATGATGTGTCATATAGCAGTTATCATGTATAAGGGTGATACCTTCCGCATGAATGTAGCCGATAGAGTTTGTGTTGGCAACAGGGGGCGTTAAAAACGTGTTACCCCCTAATGAATCTACCTTTTAGAAAGGTGGATTTGTGAAATACCTTGTTGCGGGAAGTCCCTTAGAGCCTATCTAGTCTAATAAACTAGAGAACCACTACCAAGTCCATTTTGGGAAACCAATGGATGGCCGAGATATAGAACTCGGGTATGGTAATAATG